CCGATGCCGACGTTGCCGCCAAGTGGATTGAGTAACAAAGAGTATTGAGCAGTGCTCGTGTCTTGTACATAAGCCGATTGGATATAAGACCCAAAAGGATTTGATGCTTTTGTTCCAAATAACAGACCGTTGCCGCCTGATGCTTCAAATTTTGCGGTGCCTTTTGTTTCGTCGATAGTATCGTTCGACGCACCTTCGACACAAAGCTTTTGGTTTAAATCCGTACTCGTACCGATGCCGACGTTGCCGTTGCTAGCATCAATCCGCATTACTTCTGGAATACCAGATCCAGAGTGGAAGATGATGTCGCCGTTAGCAGTATCTCGTCCAGCAATATGCAAGGTATTTGTGTCTTCGACAATCTGACCACAAGTCAAACCAGTGTTTGGGCCACCTGTTCTATAACCAAGACGAAGCCTTTCCGTTGTACCTGCGGCGAGAACTTCACCCTGAAACGTAGTTGAAAGTGCACTTCCACTTACCTCTAGCAGCTGTGAAGGACTACTTGTACCGATGCCGACGTTGCCGGTGGAATCAACAACAACACGCTGCGTTCCAGCAGTTGTAATCGCTAATGAATCAGCTCCAGGTGAAAAAATTCCAGTATTAGTATCACTCCCAGGTAACAAGCTTGGTGCAGATTCACTGCCTAACGGGAAGCTAACTTTGCCATTTGCGTTAATAATTCCAGTCGTTGTAATGGCCTGACTGCCAAAATCTGGGCTAATCTTTGTACCAGCAATTGCAGCACTAGCGTTAACGTCAGCATTGACAATTGCACCGTCAACAATCTTGTCGCTAGTAACTGCATTATCAGCAATATAAGCCGTTGCAATAGGCGTGCCGTTCCAAACCCCAGTCGCAATAGTTCCAACACTTGTGAGGCTAGAACCAACAACAGCAGAACCCAAGCTTGTCGCATCTAGGACTTTTGTCCCATTAATGCGATATTCTTTGGCGTTTGCAATATTGATATGCTCGCTGAGTGTCCAAGCATCAGTGCTATTAACCCAATTAATTGTTTTGTCTGTAGCACCTTTTAGCGTAATGCCACCGCCATCAGCGGTTGTATCAGTAGGAGTCGTTACCGCTCCCATTTCAATATTTTTGTCCTCAACAACTAAAGTTGTCGAATCAATCGTTGTCGTTGTTCCGTTAACGGTCAGATTGCCCTGGACCGTAACGTTGCTGTCGAACGTAGCGGCACTGGTTACGTCAAGCGTTCCAGGAACATCAATGTTGCTTGCAAATTCAACCCCCGTTCCAGCGGCATCAGTTTGCAGCAGTTGACGTGCAGTACCGTTTGCAAGCTTGCTAACCGCAATTTCAGCAGTCGTACTTACGTCAGCATTGACGATCGTGCCATCGACAATGTTGGCACTAGCTACTGTCACGCCACTAGGCAATGCACCGCTACCGATTTTGCTTGGTGCGATAGCAGCACTAGCATTAATATCAGCATTGACGATCGTGCCGTCAAGAATCATCGTGCTGGTAACAGTCCCAGTGTCACCAACCGTTACAACATTATTACCACCCTGCGTCAAACTGCCAGTTACGACAGCAGACCCTGCAGTTAACGCGCCAGAAATTGCGGCAGCGCCCGTAACGTCAAGAACGCTGGATGGGCTGCTATTCCCAATCCCAATATTGCCACTGCTATCGATATAAAGACGGCCAACCCCATTGGTACTAATGCCAATCTTGTCAGCAGCATCTAAAAAAATGCCGCTATTGGTGTCAGAATTAAACGCAAACGCTGGTGCGGCAGCCGTTCCATCACCAGCATTTTCAAGCAAATCCGCAATCGTGACCTTTTTGGTCGTATCAGCGGGAATGTCAACAATCGCAAGAACGTCAGTGCTGGCCGGATTGGTAAGAGCGGTCAGCTCGGTAATTTTGACGTTTGCCACGGCTACAAACTTTTAAAGGCGTGTTTTTAGTCTACCGCGCTGATCATGAGCCGTCAGGCTGGGTCTGAGCCTCCCAGTACCCTTCAGACTCATTCCAAACAAGTTCTTTGTCTCCGGTAAAAAACGAAACGCCATCGGCGAGAAACTCTTCTTCGTCTGGATAGACGGGATCGGGCGTGACAATGACAGCCATTAGGCAAACAGCAACCTGTTGGAATTGTAATTTCTATCGTAATCAATGCCCACATCAACCACTGCATATTTGCAGTTCAACCGCACTGCACCAGTTCCGTAGGTGTAGTTACGGCTAATAATTTCAGGCGATGCCGGATAGCCAGGGTTAAGGAACGTAGCACCACTAGGCGTTTCACTTCCAGAGTTATTCCGCCGTATGAAAAATGGCCGATCTCGATAATCCCAATAACTACCTGATGGAATTCCATTGACTGGATCGCCTGCAGCTGGATCAGGATTACTTTGCGCACCATCATCAGGCAAAACTGAAAGGCCAACTGAACGCCAGCCTGTCGTGATGGTTCCATAACCGCGTTGATAGCGCCCAAAATTGCCTGCAAACCCACTTCGTGATGCATCTGAAGCGGTTCGATAATCAACAAAGTGATTGGAAATTGTCCTTCGGTTTCTAGTCAATCTTCCAACAATAGAAGGCCATGCAGGGCCTTGATTAGCGTCAACCGTAGTAACTGTTCCGCCATATTGTGTATCCGCCTCAGCCATATATTGATACTCTCTAGTCATCAAGTGAATGTTTATATAAGTCGTGTTCCAGACAAAATTACTAGGCCCAACCCTAATTGGACTTCCCCAACCGCAGAACTGGAATGTGCCAACAGAATTTGACGAGTTATTTCCCATTGAGAACATTGCCGGTCCAAAACCAAAGTGTTTGTAGCTAGTTTCACTTCTAAATGTTGGAGTAGTAACAGAGCCTTGGTTTGCGTAACCAGTGTTATCAAGAACGTTATTGCCAATAAAATACGTTCCATTCAATCGAAGAACGCCATTATTCCTCAGCTCAATAACAGGCTGATTGCTATTCGTTCCTAAATTAAAGAATGGCAGGCCAGTTGCCGTAATCGCCATATCACGAATTCTTAGCTGATCGTATGCAACTATGCATGGAGTATTTGATATGTAGTCAATATTGTTGGTGCTTGAGTTGGCTGAAATTAGCTGGTAAACAAGGGAATTGATTACCTGCCCGCGATTGCTTTGCGTGGTAACAGTTTGCAATTGAGCAGTATTCAGTTGACTAAACAAGCTGTTTGGCACCAACTGGTCTGTCAAAGTTGAAGTGCCTTGCAATTGCTCCAAAGTGGTCGTGGCTCCCCACCAAACGACACCCTGAATAATCGCGTCTTTTTCAAATTGCAGCGTTAAAGGATCAAAGCGAATTTCGTTTTGAGTGCTGACATTTCTTGCTTGGTGATAAACACGAGTCAAGAAAACCGGATGATTGTCTGCATTTTTAATGTGTGACTCAAGGCTTGAACCCGTCAAAGCACTTCTGCCACTATTGCTAGGGCCACGACCACTATTGGTTGTTCCTAAGAACGGAACTTGACCGCCACCAACGCCATCGGTCAACAAATTGTTTGTTGCATAATCGTATGAAAGCAACTGGACTGGATGCGTAAAAACCCTCGTTCCAGTATCTGTATAAATACCAGGGCCAAGGTAATACTGGATTGTCGTTGTAGTTGCAACCGAAAGGTTTGCAAACTCAATAGCAAGAGCCAAAGTTTTGACAGCTGCATCAGGGCTCGTCGGTGGACGACTCAGCAAATCCGTAATTGATGCGTTGTAGTTATAGCTTTCGTTGTTTGCAGGATTAGGGAAGTTGCCCGCTTTCTGCACTGCCCTTGGGTTGACGTAAATTTTGACCGTTCCAGGGACTTTGCCAAGCAATCCATTCTTTGCCTTCCACAAATCAAGGAAGTAAGGCGTTACAAAATGCGGACCGGAATAACCATTGCTGCCGATGTTTGTTGGGCCAGCAGCAGTTCCATCTTGGTTGGCAGTGTTAAAGGTTGCAGCATCAGCAACGCTTACATCTGGGATAGCCTCAGCTGGTGCTATCCAAGACATGCCGCGACCTTCGCTTACCTCTTGATCGTTGTTATCTTTTATTTTGACAAGAGATTGCTGGGTGCTTTCAATACTGTTAGCGGTAAGAGTTCCGTTAACATTTACATCTCCGTTAAAGATAGTAATGTTTGACGCTGGATCATCACCGCCAAGACCTTCAGGAGACAATGTTGTGCCTGTCGCTAAATCAGTTAATCCAGCTGCGGTAATCTGGAATCCTTCTTCGTTAAACGCAGAGATGTAAACGCGACCACCTAATTGATTCGTAAAGTAATAGCTAAATTTATTGCTAGGAGTTAGATCAAGTTGATACTGAGGCAATGCCTTGGAATAGTTTAAATAGCCCGCCCATTCCATAGCGTGACCAAATAACCGGATCTGGCTGGGACGACGCATTGTGATTGCCCAGTTGTCCCAAGCATTTGCCGCAGCACTTGGGTTACCAATGCCGTCCAATGCAGTGTTTGGATTACGGTTACGATCGGCTAATGGCTTAGGAAGCAAAATAGTGTGACTGTCTGCATCGTTGAAGCCAAGACTTCGCAAAAGCGAATAGACGCCTAAGTAATCAACAGCAGTGCGGATTTGGCGGTACAGCTGAGCATCCGTTCCAAGGTCCGCATTTGTGTAACCAAGCAGGCTGTTAGAAAGCGTGTTGTCTTTATCTCTATCAAAAATGATGACTGGCTTAGAGTTTTTGAAGAAGTCCTCTGCAGCAAAATTGTCCTCCATGTGGACAAAAGCTTCGTCAAACTTGGTACTATCAAAAACAGATTCTGCGATATGCTCAACAATACATTTGTAATGCTTGTTTTGATAGCGAACAATGTCACCAGTGCGGTAATAGTTGTTTGCTAAGTGATAACCCGTACGATATTCGCCACTGTTATCCCAAGCGGCCGAAGCGGCTGCGCGGCGAACTTCTACTTGGTTGACCCTAGTAACCCCAGCCCCTGAAACAGGCAAAGTTGTTACCGTGCCAGCAATTACAGGTTCTGATGCTGCAAACTCAGAATCAATAACTGAGCTGCCTACATCAACCTGAATCCCGTAATCACGGATGATATTTCTTGAGGTTGCCGCAGTGTTGTTACAGGTCAGCGAATAAGACCTTTCGTCCAACGTACGAACATCCCGCAAGCGTCGTACATATATTTTCTTCCCTGCAAGTGGGGGGAATGCGCTTCCAGCATCAGTGCTTGGCGACGTCCCACCATCGGCACTAACAAATGCAGCACTTACATTAATTTCATTTGGGTTGGAAGTCCGCCAAGCATTGCCTGCAAGTGGTGCGTAATAGTCGACACCATTAGGGTTCTCAATCCAAATGTAAGAAGTGCCGCCGTAGACGCCAAGCGAATAACCGTTGCGACTCAAGATCGTAGGCTTATCGTTTTCGGTGCCTTCTAAGTTGACCGTTAGCGTGATTGTGGTTGCATTGTTCGCGACAGTTGTTGCAAGCGTTCCAAGGTCGTAACGCTGAAATTTATCAGCAAGGCCAGAAATGTCTCGCGCAACATTAATCGTGGCAATATTCCAGTTCTTGTCAGTTGCGAAACTTGTAGAGTTAAATCCTTCAGCTAAAGAAGCGCAACCGCCAAAGTTTGAGTTGCTGTTAGTTGTAGTAAGTTCGCCGCCTGATTCCACCCAATGGTGAACGCCTTGCCCAATCGCGAAGACACTAACCTCTTGAATGATGGCACGGTTCACACAACGAACATGGAAACTGCGTTTCGCAGGATCCATCCTTACGTTGTCAGGAGATTCATCGATATAGTCTCCGTAGCTGCCAGCAGCAGTTGTGCTTATTGCACTCCAATTGCCGCCAGAATATCTCTGCCAACAACGCATATCTTTCTGCATTGAGATGGCCGTATATTGCGCCGTCACCATGCTCTTAAAGCCCTCAGCATTTGCGCCATTAGCGAAGATGCCGCCCATGCCAAAAAGGCTTCGGATTGAGCAGTTAAAGATATAAGGAGAAGCGGAGCTAACGCTATCAGTCGTTTGAGTCTGTGTCCCAGGGGCTGGTGCTGGACCAACAATTTGGACTTCGCTTGTTCTAGTTTTTGTGAAAGTGCTGCTGATCCCGGCAACGCTGCCAAAGCTCTTCAGGATTTTGCTGTAGAACTCATCCGTACGAGTGCGCCCGGCAAACTCAAACGTATGCAGCAAATGGTGCGTATATGGATAATTAGCTTTATCTAAAAACGTAAAGCCGTAATAAAAACCCGTTCCAGTAACAAGAAAGATCGAGCCTCTGTTGCTGTAATCAGCTGCTTCGTCTACAGCAGCTTGGTTTCCCGGAACATGATCAGGACGGATATTGCACTTACGAAGGTCAAGGCTTACGAGGCTGCAACCACGGGGAAGCATGATTCCACTGCCACCGTCCGGGTTAAAGCTTTGAAGCTCTGCATCAGTGAAATTCTTAGTCGTGCCGTAAGCAGGGAAATTGCTTGTGGTATCTGCAAGGCCAGGACCGTTTAAAGCGGTATGAATACCTGGCATTACAACGATTGACACAAGGTCGCCGCAGATATTGCCTGGCAGGTTTAAGTAATCACGGCTGGTAATGATGCCAGCTTCAATGATCGCTCGGTTAATAGTTTTAAAAGGACGCGCCTCCGTATAGCCGCATTCCAGTCGCTGCAAGCTAATGCGACGCATCTTGGCGTCAAACGTTCCATCATCAGCACTGGCGTAATCGCCAGCAACAAACGTGTCCTGGCCTGTATAGCTATTGACGTATAAAACATATGGTGCGCTTAGCGGGTCATTAATAGTTGACGTTCCAGGTGCAATCTCAGCCTTACCGCCAAGCTGGCGTACCGCATCAGTTAGCGCGTCGATCTGCTCTCGAAACTCACCCTGCGTAGAGTTGATGTCGCCTAAAGAAGCGGACTCGCCAGCACGGTTGATCTCAGTCACTACCTTACGGATCTATTTGCTGAATCGAGTCTAGCTTGCCCCCAGAACAGTGGGCAAATTTAAGCTATGGCCTTGAGAGCGATTTCAGAGGTTGCAACAAAGTCCGCCGTGCCAGCAATAATGTCAGTGGCTTTTACGTTCAGGCTTGAATTTGTGAGCAGGATTTCACACTCGTAATAGACAGATCCATCAATTTTGGGATCAGCCTCGCTTCTGTTTTTATAGATGTAAAACTTGGCCTTGGTGTTGCAATGGTTCTGGAGAAGCAAGACAAGCCTTAAGACAGCCAACGTGTCTTGCTCCCCATTGGTCTGGCGATGATCCGCCATAAACTGCAGGCTGCCCGCACCTCGTACCAACGCTTTTACGTTTTCGCCAAAAGTCTGGCCAATAGCTGTTGTGTCTAAGTTCGCAGCATCAATGCTGAGTACCCATTCATTGAGATAGGCTTGCAGTTTGTAATTACGATTAGCGTCCTTACAAAGCTCATCGAAGCCAATGGGCAGTGTAACTAAACTTGATAACAATACTTCGCCGTTGATTGAAGTATTAGCAATCGATGCAATAGCAGAATCAATTGCACTTACATAAGCAGCATTGGTGTTGTAAGTAGAAATTACAAAGTTTTTAGGTTTAACGTTGATTAAAACTTTTTCAGTCCCCGCACCAGCATGTCCGGCTGCTTCAGTAGTCCACAGCCTTATCCGATCCAACACATCACGGCTCATGTAGCCGTCCGTCTGCTCTGTCAACCCTGTCGTTGCAGCGGTATTATAGAAATCATCGTTATCGCCTAGTCCGCTGAAACCAACAAGAGTATTGCCAGATTGGGTGATTAAATTGTTGTTGTTTTGAGTTAGTAGCGGATTGTTTAAATTGTTGAAAAAAGGACTGCCATCCGTCAAAGCTCCTGAATAAAAAGCTCGGCTTGGGCCATTTCTCCAAATCGATCCCCGATATATCCCGTGGCCATCAGGGCAATCAGCGTACCCATCGCCATTTAGATCAATAGGCAAACCACCGTCAGACGCCAAAATAATTTGATCGCCTGCCCAATAGCTTGTTTTGGCAAACGTGATCGTATAAGGAGTCGATCCAATGTTTAGGCGTTGCCAAGACAACGCCATAGGCTCTGGAATTTCTCGGCTGATTTCAAGCAGGCCACCTGTGCCAAGTACGGCCATTAGAACGTTCCAGTAGGCTTGCCGCTAAACGTAAACGAAATTGGGACGCTAACAAGATCACCAACACTGACTGTCGTTCCAGCCTGTGTAATCAATGCGTCGCCAGTCAACGTGCCTTCAGAAACATTGGTGTCTAAAACCATCGACACGCTATTTGTTGCCGTCGAATCGTTAAGGATTCTGTTCATGACTGCTGTCGTAGCAGCATCCGTTGAATCGTATAAAAGTGTCCCGGATCCAGTCGTGCCACGGATTCCGTAAGCGTATGTGCGGTCAGCTTGACCAATCCCTGTTGTCTCAAGTGCATCTCGCACAAAAGTGATTGTTACGTCACGCACTTTGCCGATAGCCGCCCCATCAAGGCGAAGTTCAGCACTAGCACCAGTTTTTACAGCCATGGGGAAGCCCTTTTCAGCTCATTCTAAGCTCTGCAACAAGATTAACACTGACACTAGAAACGCCAGGAGCAACGCTTTGCACTGCTGGCGGGGAGCCTTCAGCAAAAGACCAAACCAAGCTGGCGTTAAAAGCAGACGTGTCTAAATACGTTGTTAGCGTCGCATCCGCTCCAGCAAACAAGTTGAGCGGCAAACTCAAATCATCAACAGGCCCTTTTGCCGCCTTGTACGCACTCAAGATTGACGATGTCTGCGTATCAGTAATGTTGTTAAAACTTAGGCTTAAAGAAGCCTTCCCCGGCAATGAACCATAAAGGCGTCGAGTGATTACGCCAGATTGAGAGGTCTTTGTAGAAGTGGGGAACTCCGGCGGCTTGAAACTGCGGCTAGTTGGCTCAAGATTTGGGAATGCTGTTGTCATTGCTCAAGCGATAGTCCAGTTAGAAGCAGTGTCAAAGCCGTCGGCTACAAGCGGGACACCAGAGCTATTTACTGGCATGTGGAGTGCTTCTATTGTAAACGCACCATCCTGGTCAGCAGAGATCCGTTCAATCTGATAGGTGCTGCCAGCCTGATTGCTCAAGATTTCAGTAAACACAATGCCTACTGGGCTGGCCGTAGTACCACCACCGCTAACTGTCAAAGTTGCGCTTGCCGGATCATTGCCTGAGTTTGGATCCCACGCATAAACAGTATGGGTTCCATCAACAAAGGTTTTAGTTGAAACAAGAGCGCCGTCTGAAGTAACCACACCATTATTAAATTGATCGTAAACCGTGCTGTCCATAGCAACTTTGATGTAATCCCCAGGAGCTAAATTGGCAACTAAAGCTTCGTATGTAGTTGCAAACGTAATTGTGTGCTCAGGGATCCGGCGCATCCGTACCAAGAACTTTGCGGCATCAACAGCATGATCTTTCGTGGTGCAATAACTACTCATATCCAACGCTTCCGTTGTCAGTGGATCGTAAGCTGCACCAGCTTCCCGCACCAGCACTTCCCTGTTAACGGCAAACCCGCCTGTGCCAGTTGAGTTATCAACATTACGCTCCTCGCGATACACAACAGAAACCTGGATCGGCTCACGGTCTTCTGGATCAAGATATTGGAACTTGTAGCTATTTTCTAAAATGTTGCCCACCGTAAAAAGACCTTTGATGTCTGCAGCAACAAAATTGCTTCCACTGATTGGCAACGCAGGGTTCAAAACATATTGACCATTAATTTCAGCAAAATACAGCAAAAATGTTGGGGCTATATCTGCAAGATATTGACGCAGGTTTACCTGCTCAGCGATCGCACCATCAAAGAAATAATCTCTAGCGTTACACCAAGAAGCCGAACTTCCAAAGGCAACAAGATCAATCATATCGTCAGTGACAAAATCACCAACCCCATAGGTGCTGTTTGTAAGCAGGTCAAGAGCAACGTCAGGGAACAGATTAAGCGTTCCCGTCGAAAGAGAATTGTTAAGTCTTCGCCCTTGGATGCCCTCTGCAACGTACGCGCTGAATTGTGGGAATTGCTGCCACTCCTGGGAAGAACGGATATTGATTCCAGCAGTTGCAAGGTTGGCGTAACTTGGCACAAACTCAGAAGAATCCGAGCCGTTAACACAAATCTCGTTTACATAAACGACTTTATGCTCAGGAGAGCTTTCGGCAGTGCAGGAAATTTCTTGATAAACAAACATCTCTGCTAATTTCATGAATGAATCAATATATTGATCGTTCCCATCCACTTCTCTTAAACCGTCATAGTTGACATTACTTGAACCTGTTGCCGGGTTGAAAGAATATCCGTCGGATAAATTTTCTTCAGCCTTGCTGAATTGAGAGCCAAAAGAAGTGGCGTTATTAGCAATTGATTTGCCTGCAAAAACAACGGTAACAGACCCGGCAGTAACAGTCGTTTGATTTAATGCTGAGTCCAACAGGTAGTAATTGCCGGAAAACGTTCCGGTCCCGTCCTTGTTATTTCTTACTTCAAACCCGCTTAAAGGCTCGATCTTAAAATCACGTTCTTGGCTCGTCCCAAACTCTAGCCGTATAAAATTAAATACTGATTGCTGTTGATCGCTGTGCGTGCCAAAGCGATGTGGAATCCTAGTCCAACTTGCTGCTCCCGCTTCTTTATAACTAATTTCAAAAAATGAGAAACGTTCTTCAGAGCCGTTGACAGTGCTGCTTTGGTAGAAGCTACTGTTGATCTCGTCTGCTTCTGCGTTTTCAAAAGCACTGCAAAAAGCATTGTCTGCGTACTCATATTCTTTGGCATCTCTAAAATTGCAAATACCATTTAGACGGATGCCTAAGATTGATTCCAAGCCAAATTCTGTCGCTCGGCACGCTCTCGTATTGGTAACAAGAGCCGCAGCGTACCGGAGCAAATGCCCCCCAGACGTTCCAACTTCCCGAGTGCCTAGATCGCCGCCTGTGTTTGTGACATAGCTATTAGTAAAAAGTTTTACATCCCCTGCTCGAACTATTTCAAATGTTGCTTCAATTGATTGTGCTGTCCCGGGGTCGGCTTCTGAATTAAAAATTTGGTTTGCTGTACGCCCAATACAGACACCTAACGCGCTGCCAATTTTGTATAGCTCCCCAACTATTATTCCTTGGTCATACTTTCTTTGGTTAGAAGCGTTAGTAGAGGCAACGTCTTTAGCGCCTTGTTCATCATCAGCACCTCCATAATTATTAAAATCTACATCCTTATCGCTATCACTAGAAAGCAAGAAAGTTACATCGTTTCCAACGGCTAAAGCCTGCTCAGCGTTAGAGCCAACGTTAGACCCATTCTTCTTCGTAAGCCCACAAAAATTTGAAAACTCTGCCCTGTATTTATCTCTCGTATTCATCTTTTGATCATCCGTAGGACACTCAACCTTCATGCGTTCATCATCGGCTCCAGGCTGGTACTGAGACCTAACGCCAGGTTCAATAACTGGATTAACCTTATACATAAGGTTGTTTCCAATTGGCGCATACACTCCAAAAGTGTTTTGCGACGAAGGCTTGCTAGACGCACAAAAGTCAGTCCTTTCCGCACCACCGCGTTCAACACGAAAAACTTTTGTTGTTCCGTTTGTTGATGAAGATCCGCCGCCGTTACTTTTTCGATCGTTTGCAGCTGAACGCCCAAATACCCGATCCCCTTCTAAAATATAACCACCGTTATCTCTAAAGTAAATAGTCGCTCTTCCCGCAATTTGAGTAGCACTATCGTTTTCAAATTTATAATTAGTCATTAAATTTGAGCCAATAGCCCATAAGTCATTGTCAACCGCTTGAATAGTTGTCTCCCCAAGCAGGAATACCGCTCGAAGCATTTGACTGGAACCAAGCGAAAGCATCTGGCTCCAAAGCATTGGCATGTTGACCCTGACTCCTCCAATCTTTGGGGTGCCGGTTGTGCGCTTTGTGTAGACAAGCGGTACAACAGATCCAATCTTTGTTACGCGCTGAATACTGTCAAAACCATAAGTTGGCGCAAAACTTTTATTGGTAATGATTGGCTCGTCAACTTCTTGCGTTGCTTCTGCTACTTGTCCTTGTTTCCGTTGAGAGGGTAAAGACGGTTTCATCAAGGCAGAAACCGCAAGGGCTCCTAGGCCCACAACTAAATTTACGATCGCAATAACAGTGGCCGTTTCTAACCCAGCAACAGGCCCTTCGATTGGATAGTTCTTGGCGTTTTCTCTCGCTTCTGCTTCAAAATACGCAAATTGTTCTTCCGTCAATCCCAGCAAGCTGGCTAGGTAACGATCAGACGGCAACATGCTCATTGGAATTTCCTGTACTGCAATCCTTGAAGTCGCCTAAGCGGTAGCCATTTCACGCCTTTGGTGTGATGGGCAAACAACAAGCCGTCGTCCACAATGATACCCAAGCCTAGATGGGTCGGCTCTTCAAAAAGCGTCAATGCAAACTGATGTGCATTAGTCGGTGCTGTGATGCTCAGCCACAATGCCTTTAGCTCTGCCCACTTCCCATCCTCAGCAAGATCCAGCCATTTATTGCTTAGCTCTGGATGCTTGACTCCGTAGTAAGTCAACACGTTCCAGGTCATCACTAGGCAATCGGCACCCTTGCCCTCTTCTGGGTTGGCACGAAAAACATGGGGCAACCCGATGTAGCTGTGCCAATGCTTCATTATCTTGTCGATACTGATCCGCTCACTGGCAACGCACCAACAAGCTCAGAGGATAATCTTCGAGTTGGCACCTGAGATTTTGCTGCATCAAGCGGCGACGATAAACGAAGATTAATTGACGCATCGTCAAATTCATACGACGCAACGCGCCATGTTTCTGTTGAGATCAACGCATCATCGGCAAATGACGAAATGTTCAACGACACAGTTTTGATTTCAACCAACCAACGGTCTGCAACTGCTTGCTTGAATAAATTTAAAATGATTGTGCTTCCCACTTGAGTGGAAGACCCCGTGACAAGAGTGTTTGAGCTTCTGTCACCACCCTTTTCTCCGCCGCCAGTTGCAATCGCAAAAGGCGCAAAGCTATGGCTAATTG